CGTTTCCCCATTCACGCTGGACACACCGCTCGCCGGGGCTGCGCCCCATTCGGGGGCCGTGCCGCCGCTGTTGACCTTTAGAATTTGGCCTGCCGTGCCTATTGGGAGTCTGGCATTGACGCCTGTAGCCCGATAGAGCATATCACCAGTTGTGGTAAGCGTGGACTCTCCAGCACCGCCAGATGTTCCATAGCGGGGAAGGATTTGCCATCCACGGGTAGCCCCCGTGTAGATCATCGTGAAGTAGGCTCCCTCAACGTTACAAACCAGATTTTCTTCAATTCCCTCAATCTTGGTTCCGTTTCTGGCGATAGTCAGGTTATTGGTGTCAAAGGTTCCGGCATGATCGAAGATGTCGATCGCGTCGCCGTTCGAAGGGTTAGCCGGGAGAGTCAGGGTAAACGCACCGCCCGAGGTGTCCGCTGCAATGTTCTGAGAATTGGACAGGGTCTGGCCCGTAGTGACTACGGTGTAGTTGATATTAGCCTGGGGACCCGCCGGGCCGGTTGCACCCGTGGCCCCGACATCGCCGCGCGGCACGGTAAGGCTCAAGGTCTGGCTGGGCGAGGTCCCGGTGATCGTGGCCGAGGCACTGCTTCCAGGTGCTCCCGTCGTAACGGTCCCGATACTGAGAACATTGGGCGGCCCGATCTCCCCGGCCGGGCCAGTCGGACCCTGGACCCCTTGATCGCTGAACGTGATGCCGTAGGTGACGACTTCACCGGCCACGGAGCCCGTGGAAGTCAAAGTCTCGCCCCAAGCGATCTCGTAGACTTTGAGTTGCATCGTGACTTAGACGGCCTTGGGACCGGCGGCCACCAACTCGAAGGACCCGGAGATCAGGGTGGCGCGGGTTCCGGATGCGGTTTTGACTTTGATGCCCCGGTAATACTTGCCGGGTTCGGTGAACTCTTCGGCCGGAACCGAGAGAGTGATTTCGCCCGACACGGGATTGTTCGGGACAAATGTTTTGAAAATGTAAGCCTCGTCGTCTGACCAACTCAGGTCTTTGGTGATGACCAGGTAAAATTCCCAGCCGGTCAGGTCGCGGGGTGTGGCGGGATCGGTGTCGGGTTCTGTAATTTTGACGACGACCGCCCAGTCATCTTTGACCGGGTGGATCACGTCGTCGACAATGTAGGGCTCAGTCGCCATTATTTGTCATGAAGGTTGGAGGGAGGAGGCGTTATGCCCCCTCCCCCGCAACTTGAACTAATTAGGAACAGAGGACGTAGCCGAGATCAGCAGCCTTGCCGGGGCAACGGGCATGCAGGATCGCGTATCCCCACTCCGGACGAACCGGCTTGGAACCGCTGGAGAGGACGCCACGGAAGTATCCGATGGTGCCATCCGGGTTTTCCTCGCGGTCGCGGATGTTGAGCCATTTGAACTCACCGCGATAAGCGATGGGGTCAAACTTGGTGTTTCCACCAGGCGCGGTGATCGGGGCCGGAATCACGCTGTGGAAGACGTCCTTGTGGAACACGAAGGACACTTCGAAGTGCGCGGATTCATAGGCCGGATTGAGCACCCACTCGGTGACGCCACCGACGGTCTGCTTGATGTAAGGCTCGACAACAACATACGACGAGGTGCCCGCGTTCCAGTTGTAGCGCGGAGCGAAGTCGTCGATGATGTGGTAGAAGCCCTTGTAGGTGCGTTCGACACCCAACGGGGCAAGCAGGTCGTTGGCCTTCGAGCTGTAGCGATAATCCTCACGGTCAACCGCAAGGCTGCGGATGATGTCATAAGAGGTCTCGCTGGAGCAGATCAGACCGAACACCGGGGTGCCGTTTTCGCGGCCCATCGGATCGTTGCCAGCGCCGTCGCGGATCAGGTTCATGCGAACGCGATCGAGGTAGGGCTGGGTGAGTTTGGTCGTGGCGATCTGCGCCGGGAAGTTCGAGTTGGCCGAGGAGAAAGTCTCGGGATTCGAAGTTCCGGCCGAGGCGACGAGCACCTGACGCTTGGACAAGCGGAGAAACTCGTTGCGATAACGGTCTTTCCAGGCCCAGCTCGTGTTCTCCGTAAGAATACGGAAAATGTGGCTGAGCTGGTCCTTGCGACGCCAGGAGTAGCGCAGGTCATTGACGCAGAGCGGGGGCGATTGGATCGCCGTCTGCTGCAGGTTGTAGGTAGCCAGCTTCTGGTAGAAGTTGACCGTCGAGGCCGAAGGAACGCAGGTGCCAGCGCCGGAACCGGTGCTGAAGCCAACATTGTTCCATGAGAGTGCCGTTTCCGGCAGCGAGCGGGAGTAGGTCAGAACGGAGACCTCGTAGCCCATTTCATCGGGCCAGGTGTCTTGTTTAACCAATTTCAACCACGGGCTCGTATTGAGCGATTTGTGGTAAATATCGGGGCCGATGCGTCCGCTTTCCGCTTCCAGCCACGTGTTGATATCGTATGCCATACAAAAAATCCTCCTTTAAGGAATTTTAGGTTTCGGGTTCGGGACGGAGTGGTCGCGGGGCACACAGCGTGCCTGCGGTCTCCATGCCGTGGATTTCTCCTTCCCGAGCCAGGGAGGAGGCAGAGCCGAGATGGCCTGCCGTTTAAGCTCTACAAATTAAGCTGGTAGAACGGGGTTATGGTCCCGAGCGAACCCGCATGAGTTTTCGTTCCTCATACTAGAACAAAGCTATATTAGCAGGTGACTGTCACCCGTCAAAGAAAAATTAACCAAGGGCGAATCTTTTTTCGATGGCGTCGAGGAATCCGGTGTCTTCGGGAGTTGACACGGTCGTGTCGGTGTTGCCGGAAACTTTGGGCGAGGCCTTCTTATACTTGGACAACGCCTTTTCCAGTTCGGCGACTTTGCTCGTAGCGGCTTCGAATTGTTTGACGACATGCGGCAAAGCCACCCCGGCGTAAACCGCGTAGGCCCGCTCTTCGGGAGTAGACTCTAAAAGATCGGCCTCGGAACCCGCACCGCGCACTTCCTCCACGATGGATTTGTCCATCTTGGAGAGGACAGGGTGCTCGGAAAAGGTTTCGGCCCAAATCTTGGTGGCGATCTGGCTGGTGCGCTCGCGGTAAGACTTTTCCATCTTCTCCTCTTCGGCCTTCATCTGCGCCTGTTGTTCTTCGTAGGCTTTGGAGGCGTTTTCGCGCAGGTAGTCGCGGCGGCGTGAGACATCCGATAAATCATCCGCCATGCGGTAAAGACGCACGCGATCGCGCTCGCTGAAGTCCCCGGCCAACTCGGTCAGGGCGTCGCTGCCCTCGACCGCCGATTCTTCACGGAGAGCGTTGACCAGCTTGCGGGCGTCGATCTTGTAGCGTTCCGCCAAAGTGGAGGCGGCGTCCAGGATGGCCTGAGTCGGTTCGATGACCGCGCGCTTATATTCAGGAGTGGCCTCGACACGGGTCACGGCGATCTCCTGTTCATATTCGGCGAGCTTGGCTTTGAGCGTCTCGACTTCCTCGGGGTTGGCCGGAGTGCTTTTGGCTTCTTCAATCAGCTTGGTCGCCTCGGCCAGCTTGGCTTTGTATTCTTTAAGTTCGGTCTTGAGTTCCTTGAACTTGGCCCCGGCAGCAGCCGACATGTTCTTGGTCTCTTCGCCGTCGTCCTCTTCCTCTGCCTCGGACTCTTCTTTGGGCTCCTCGGACTTTTCCTCGGGCTCAGCCTCGGACTCCTCCTCCTTTTCGGTGGCAGGCTCCATCTCCTCCTCTTTCTTATCCCAAGGAGCGGTCTCTTCGCCCTTGTCGAACTTTTCCAGACGATCGGAGAGCCACGTGGCGAAATCCCCGTCGTTCTGCGGAAGGTTTTCGACCGTGGATGACGGGGTCTCCTGCAAAGGAGACGGGGTTTCGGTTGCGGTATTAGTTGTGGCCGATGAGGCCTCGGTAGCGGTTTCGTTTGCCATAAATTATTGCAGCGCGGTGTTCTCCCAGGGTTCCGGGAGTTTCTTGCGCGGATCGGGTGGATCATCGGTCAATTTGACCAGGGCCCGGTGAAAATCGTAATAGCCCGCATTGCGGGCGTGTTGGAGAGCCGCCGCCGACATCGGGTCGGCATTGGGCGGCGTGGACCAACGGGGCAGGTTGCCCTTGAGCAGAACCTCCAAGGCCTCGCGCATAGGCGATACCATCAGAGCTTTGCGTAGTGTCATCCGGAGTTCCGGATCTTCGTTCCAATCTTTGAGTGTCATTACCAGGCCTTGCAGGACCAATAGGCGGCAGAAAGTTTGCTGTGGTTTTTGGTATCGCACCCGTGGCGGGCGCGGAAGGATTTGCGCCGTTCCGGGATGTTCTTCTTAATCGTCATGTTGGGATCGCCAAACATAATGCTTTTGGTCTTGCCGCCCTCGGAGGCCAAGACCTTGAATTTCTTGCGGCCGTAGCCCGGCTCGCCTTTCTGGATTCGTCTGGGGTTGTTGGTTGAAGTCATGAACCAGCAGATACCCTACTTACTTTGTATGAACTCTTTACCGACCGAACGGCCAATCAATGCAAGTTTGCGTTTGGCCCGACCCAGACCGGTAGCTCCAAGGCGATCCAACTCCTGCTCCGCCAGCTCCTCGGCTTGGTCTAATGTAAGTTTAGTGCGCTTGCGGTTCATTGCTGCCTTATCCAAGGCCGCACGACGATCGGGCGTAGATCCTTGGTATCCTGTAGTTGCCATAGTCATCATAATAATTTACCCCCTGATTTGAGTTAGTTTGTTGGCCACCTCGGCGTCCCGTAGTGCCAGTTTCTGGCGGACCTCGGCGACACGGAGATTGAGCTTGGTGCGATGCACTTCCTGCATCATTTGGAGTTTGAGTTGATGCTCCTGGAGTTTTTGTTCCAGTTTCTCTGTGAAGTCGTCCGTGATCGGTGCGGTCTGCTCTTGCGCTACGGCCGTCTCCGGACCCTGCGCCGCTTGCTGCTCGCGCATCTTCTGCACCTGCTTGACGCCGTTGTTGATGATCTCGCCAAACTGCTGAAGCGACTGACGCAGCATCGCGCCCTCTTCGGGAATCGTGACGTCCTGGGAAACTTGTTCGACGTGCATCGTGGTGTGGCCGAACAACGCCACCATCCCGTCGATGACGCCCTCGATCGGAGCCGCGCCACCCTCGACCGCCTCGGCCAACTGACCGAGCGCGGCCAAGTGAACGCGGGCGTGTTCGAGGTGGTTCTCGTTGGGGAGAATCTGAATCTCCACGCCATTCTGCAGATCGGGGTTTTCCAGCATGGCCATTTTGACGTCGATGACTGGGCGAGCCTCAGCATCCGGCGGCGGAGTGTAGCGATCGGCCAAGTCATAGCCGAAACGCGCGGCCACGCGGTCGCGAATAGCTGCTTTGCGTCCGTATTCGTCGAAGCCCGGCATGAGCTGGGTAAGTTCGTCGGTGGCCAAGAGGCGAGCGGCCTCCGAGCCAGAACCGATGGCGCGCACTGGGCGAACCGAATCCAGGTCGATCGCGGCGATAGCCTCGGGGGGCACTCCACGCATCATGCAACGATTTTTGAATTCCAGAATCTCGCGGCTGCCGGGCTCCCCGTCGACATAACACCCGCAGACAAAACGACGGACCACTTCCTTGAGCACGCGGCCCCAGGGTTCGTAGAAAAGATTCAGCGACGCCAAGGACAGACGGGATTGACCGGTCAGGATCGCCTGGGTCTCGAACTTGGTTTTCTCGCGGTTGTCGTTGATCGCGGAACTGGCGTTCTCGTAGGCCCCGGTCTTGTATTGCATCTGCGCCACAAGATCCTGAAGGAACGGCATGGCCGTCTTGGAGACATCGGGCATCGCCCGCTCGACCACGTTGATTTGGTCGGGGGCCAAAACCGAGTACGGCCCGTAATAGGTGAAGTTAAGTTCTTCGAGGGCCTGCTCGTTCTGCGGCTGAAGCAGCAAAGTCGAACTGAGCATGGCTCCATCGGCCATCTGGCAGCGGAGCCGGTTGCTCAGTTGGATCTGGGGAAAAATCTTGTAACCCAGGCCGCGAATCGAATGGTAATAACCGTTAGTGCCAATACCGAAAGGGAAAAAGACAAAAGCGCTATTGACGTGATTGTAAATATTGCGCTTAACGCAGAGAAAATCTTCCGCTTCATTGTTTTCGAGGGTCATGTAGTAGGAGACCGTGCCGTCGAACTCCTTGACCCAAGCGTGCAGCACCTTGATCTCCGACGCTCCGGCGGTGCCGGTGAAGAGGTCATTGTTCTTGAATTCGTTTTGCAGGTGCTCCCAGTCGGTGAACGCGCCGGTATTGCCCTGCGTGGCTTTCATCAGCGCCTTGCGGACCTGCTCCACGTTCCAGCCCATGTCGGCCGCCACCTCGGGGTCCTCGATAAATTTGAAAAGTTGATGGGCCTGGTAGGAGCGCACGCAGACCGCCACCTCGATCTCGTCCTCGCAGGCCAGAGTTTTACGGGGGATCAGGAAGTCGCCGAACATCGAGACCTTCCAGCGCCAGTCGATGTCATCCTCCCAGTAAACGATGCCGATGCCGTGGGCGATGAAGTATTGGCAGAGCAGCAGATAGTTAAAATGAAACTGCGGCCAGGAACGGATGGCGCGGGTCAACTCTTCGGAAATGACTGAAGACATTTCGATGCGCTGCTTACTATCACCAAAGTCGGTCTTGAGTGTAAGGAGGTGCTCGACCGAATGGATGAGGTCAATGTAACCGGCCATCGAGGATTCCAGGATCGCCGACGCCTCGTCGAAGTTGACGTTGCAGCGGTAGGCCTGACCACTGGTGATCAAGTCGGTGTCCGAGTAGGGCGGGACCCCGTCGAACATGGCCTGGATCTCGGCGCGGTTACGGGAGGACTTGTCGTCGGCGTCCTTGAGCTTTTTGTAAATCTCGTAAAGCGACTTCGAATCTTTGACGCGGGCGCGGGGCGGAGCGCCAGTCTCGGTAACATTTTCCAGAAGCGTTTCGTAGGAAGTCATGCCATTAACAAATCCGAGTTAAACTCTTCGGTGACCGGGGTATTTTTGCGCAGTGCGTCTAGCCCTTTTTTCAAACGGGTGCGCTGTTGTAGCTTTTGCCAATCCGAATCTTCTTTAGAATCGGCCTTACCCCTGGGGGCTTTTCTGCCGGGAAGCGGCGACGTCTCCGCGTCGTAGTTGTCCCACGCGCGCTGTTTTGTGGAGCCGGAATAGTTGCTCCACGCACGCTGTTTAAGTCCGCTCTTACCAGGTGTCCCAGACGAACCTCCTGCGTCGTGTCTCGACTTGTTGCGCCGAATCTCTTCGGCGATAGGGTCGCCGCTCTCCGCCAAAGCATCTAAAGCGTCTCTCATGCTGCTTCCTCCAAGATTTTCTTCCGTTTACGATTCTTCGGGAAAACCAGATCGACTTCGTCCGTGTTGAAGCGGGGCCTCTCGGCCGTCGGCTCGTCGAGCGGATCGGGATCGGGGATAAGTTTCGCCGTCTTCCCGTCGAGGTCTTCCAAGATCAACCGGGCCAGACTGCCGTCCTTACACCCGTGACAAACCACCGCATCTGGCGCGATGGGGTTGTTGGTGTGCAGATCGGGATGCGGCATATCGAAATTGTCGGAAACGATCCGGCTGCCTTTGCGGCGGTAGTTCCGTGTTTTCCAGTTGTGCTGCATGTAAAGCGTCTCGTGCAGCTTGGGCAGCACCTCCCACTGGACCCAGACATCGAAAGCGATGCCGCCCTCGACACGCCAAAGGGTCGAATGCTCGATAAAATTGCCCGGATAAACCGCCGTGCCGCACATGTGGTAACCCTGCACAACCAGCTCGCCCTCGGGGCCTTTGACATAGGTCGCGTGCTTCGGGCCCATGAAAATGGCGTTGCTGCGGTTATACTCGACCTGCAGCGTATCGAGCCAACCCTGCTTGAGCGGCGTGTTGTCCAACTCAAACCAATACCAGGGCATGCCGATGTCCGACGTGTTCTCGTAAAGATGCAGAATGGTCGAACGCCAATAGAAATTCGGTCCGAGCGGCCAGCCTTTGACTCCGCCCTGGAACACGCGGATGTCGGACTTGTGGAACAAAGGACTTAGCTCGCCGAGCAATTTGTTCATCGACGCGGCGTTCTCCTCCGTGCCCACGACAAGGAGATCGTGATGATGATAAGGCCCGAAGGCCTTGATCAGCGTCACGACGTCATCGGCCAAACGCACGTCGGCCTCGCTGACGGGAATTACGAGTAGCATTATTTTTTATCGCGCTTGTAGACCGGCATTTTACCCACCCACTTCGGAGACAACTCTTTTCCGTCCCTTAGAGCACGGGACAAATCGTTGCCAACGTCTGATAGCACACCGGTCAGTGGTCTGACCTGACGTCGACCCTGAGTATAACCTTCTCTTGCTAAAATTTCTCGCTCCCGATTAGTCAGATCGTAAACTTTTTCGGGGTCCGTTGCTTTTTCTACAATCTTTTTGACTATAGCTTTTTTCTGTTCTGGATCTTCTTTAATCACATTGAACCAATCATCTCCGGCTTTTACAGCACGCTCAGTGTCATCTGATAACGTGACTTTTTTCCCGGTATAACGCAGTTCAGGATCCTGCCCATCGTACCTAAACCTATCGCCTAAGCGTTCCTCAAGATCCTTGGCGCTTTTTTCACGCGACTTTTCGGCAGACTCACGCCCCGCGCTGCCTTTGCTGCGTGGTTTGGCTTTATCTAACAGCTCCTTAGCTTTTTTGAGTCCGTCGCCCATTAGTAATCGCAAATCTTACAGGTGACAGTCACCTGTGCAAGTTAAAAATTGCACGTCCTTTTTGATTTAGATTCCGCCCGGCCTTGGCCACCACATCTTTCTTTTTGAACCACGTCTTATAACCGGAGGTTCGATTATAGGGATCTTTGGGGGTTTTGTCCGTGGCGCTGAGTCCGAGCCGGGCCCGGCAGAGGTCAATCAGGATAAAGGCGGCATCGGACAAGTCGGGGCTTTTGCCGATCCGGGACTTCATGTCGGCCTTGCTCTCGACCCGAATCCGCATACCCGACCCTTTTTCGGTCGTATACAGCCGCTCGGTCATTTCCCGAACCAAATCGCGGCCGACTCCGAAGAGCTGTTTGTTGCGGATCAGCTCCTTGCCCGCCCACCAAAGCTCGCTCACCCGGTTGGAATACCGCTCATGGCCTGGCGTCGGATCGGTCAACGAGACATGCTTGTCACTGGCCTTGCCCCCGAAGTGGACCCGAAGGACCTCTCGGCTCCAGACCACGTCGACCACGTCCCCGAAAGGCGCGCCGCCACCGGAGGCATCGTAAGCCGCGTTTCTGGGCAGGACGCCCCAGGCTTCGCACTTGTCGCGGAACTGCCGGGCGATCTGGTAAGACCTTGGCTCTTCCTTGTTGGTCACGTCCTCGCGCAGCTCTTCGTAATGGTCCAGGCAAATGACTTTCTTGCCCTCAGCGTTAAAGCCACAAAAACCGAAATACAGGATGCTGCGGTCGCCATTGGAGCTAAACGAAGGATCGAGAGCCGCGACTTTCGTGGGCGGTTCCAGCCAGGTCACCGTCTGGTCCGCCCCGTGGCGGATGATGTCGGCCTCGGAGTAGATGGAGTCTTCCGCACCCGTCGGACACCAAAAGCCACGATACATACGCCAATACCCTGGACTGTTTTCCCCGAGCTTGCTGGCGCTCTCGGCCAAGTTCTGTGGAGTAATCATCCACGGATAGATGATGTGTCCGGCCTGAATGTTGGGGGACTTGTGGGCGTCAAAGTGCAGGCAATAGCCGCGCTCGGTTTCCCACTCCTCGTCGTTGACCGTTATCGAACCCCAGCCGCTCTTGGGAGTGGCGAACTGGCCGAAGGGATCGTAGTAAGACGCAGGGTTGCCGATGCCGATCAACTGAAAATGCGGGTTGTTGGATAAGTTGGTGTAGGCCGCCTCAAGGATGGACTCACCCAACTCGGGCAACTCGTCGGCGATGAAAATGACCCGCTGCTGCTTGATGCCGACCAGCTTGCCGATGGCCTCGCGTTCTTTTTTGCGTTCGGCGGCAATCAATGAAATACCGCAGCGGTCGCCGAATTGCTTCCCGCTTCCGTCGTCGAAGCGGATCATGCCGACCGAGTCCACGAGCTTACCAGGTAAACCCGGCACCGCGCGCCACATGTCCGTGATTGCGCCCCAGATACGTTTGCGCGATTCCTTCAAACTCGTCGACGTGACCAGGACCAAGGTGTTCCAGGGCGAGCAAAGGAATTGCACGATGGCCCACAGTGCGTAGGCCTGAGATTTTCCCGACGAGGCGCAACCCGCCACGGCCAGATACTTGTGCTCGAAGGCGGCCTCGATCATGCGCTCCAGCCAAGGCGTCCATTCCACACGATTGCGCGAGTCCGGGTGGTTCCACAGGTGGTCCACAACCTCCTTGAAATGGTGCATTTGGCCCGGAGATTTTCTTGGCGGTTTTATCAAACAAGTCAGCTCGACGGTGACCATCGTGATGTCCGTGGGCCATTGTTCCCCATAGATCGAAACCGTGCGCGGGGCGGATGCTGATTTCTTTTTCGCTGGCATAAATTTGTCAGCGATTTGCCAGCAGGTGACTATTCACCTTCGTAAGTCGTTGATTTACAACGAGATAAAAATGGAGCCATGGGGATTCGAAGTCGCTTCTCAAATTGTCAAACACCCGCACTTGAAACTTTTTATCACTGTGTAGGATCAACATTTTATGGCAAAAACTGCATGAATTGACAAAAGTTTCTCTTGCGTATGGTGTGGGTTTTGGTCACCCTCAATTTGACAAAAGTTGTCATCCAGATGACAATGCTGTCATACAAAAAATGAGCACCACACGCAGGATCACATGGCCGTTGGTTCAACGGAACCGCTACGGCAAAGTCACCATCTACCGCCAGCCCCGCAACGGGGACTATTTGTTCACGATTGCCTACCGGCTGGGCAGCCGACGCATTCGCGAAACGCGCAAAGACTTCGACGACGCGCTGGATCGCGCGGCCCAAGTCCTCGCGGCTTTCGAAAAAGGCGAAACGCCGCAACCGGCGACCAAAAGCGTCGACAAATGGAAACATGTCTTAAAGGGCACCAAACTCGAAGACGTGCTGCGCTTCTACGCACAGCACCACAACCTGATGCCATCGGTATCGGCGGTGACTGTCACCGAAGAGTTCGTCGCAGTCAAGCGCAGAGACCCGATCCAAAAAGACACGCTGGCCACGATCAAATACCACGTGGGCAAGTTTGCCGATTACTTCCGCAACAAAGACTTCAAGACCATCACGGTTGACGATCTCAACAACTACCTGGGTTCAATCGAGGACCTGCGCACGCGGCACAACAACCGCGCCAACATCAAGGCCATGTACCAGTGGGCTTTGACCAAGGGCTATACGTCTTTCATGCCGGAGTACAAAGGCACGGTGGCCGACGGGACAAAAAAGATCTCGTCCAAGCATTTTAAGAAGACCCCGAATTTTTACTCGCCCGACGATCTCAAGCGTCTTTTTGAAGAGGCCCACTGGACCATGGTCCCGTGGATCATCGCGGCCAACTACAGCGGCATCCGTCTGGCCGAAATCGCCCGGCTCAAGTGGAGCGATGTCGACTGGGAGGAGGGCGCGTTTGTCCTCAAGACCGAAATCACCAAGACCAACAAGCGGCGGTATGCTTACTTCCCGCCAGGGGTCAAAGACGGACTCAAAGAAATCGCCATGCAGGCCGAGACTCGGAAGATGACCAAGCTCATCCACGGCAACATCAACAAGCGGGTCAAAAAACTGCGCGAAGCGGCGGGGATACCTTACAAGCAAAACGGACACCGCAAGGCCTACATCACGTACGCCATGGCCCTAACGCGCAACGCCAACGAGATCGCCGAGCAGTGCGGAAACTCGCCCTCGGAGATTCAATCGACGTACAAAGGCTTGGCGGCCAAAACGATAGCCGAAGAGTGGTTCAAGGTGATTGACACCCCGAAGATTCTGGCCAAACTTTATTAACAAACACAACCGCACAACACAGAACACACACAATGGCTAACCAACGCGATAAGAACAAACGCATCCTGGGCGTCTACCTGGAGCGCGAAACATACCAAAGACTGACCAAACTGGCGGTCCGCAAGAAAACCAACGTGGCCGACCTAGTTCGGTCACACCTTGGAAAAATGGTGGAGGACGTCGTCCTCTCGCCACAAGAGCGAGCTGACATCAAAAAAGAACAGTCGGACTTCGAGAAAAAACAAAAAGCCAAACTGGCCAAAGAACGCTCGCTCCAAAACCGCCTGGACCGATATAAAAAAGATCTCTGAGAAGTATCCCTCACCTGCTTCTCGGATTTAGGTAATCTACGCCAAAAACAAACCCAAACTCGTTGGGTAAGGGGGTGACAGCCACCTTTACCCGACTCCACCTAATAAGAAACCACGACCCATGTACAAAGAGGTAGAACTCGAAATCGACAATGAAACACTGACCAAACTCGACAAGCTCGCGGCCGAACAAGGTATGACGCGGGACGAACTCATCAACCGAAGCCTCAAGGCCGAGTTAGATGCGCTTGAACCGGTTAACGCTTGAGGCTGGCAACAGCGTTCGCCTGACGATGCTGTCCGATGGACGGATGCGCATCGACATGGAGGACGTGGAGCCGGGGCAATTGCTGCAGGACGATCGTGACCCCATCTACGACGTACGCAGCGCTGCCGACCGACTCCAGACCACGCCGCGACAAATCCGCGCTCTGATGCGTCAGGACAAAAACCCCCTGCCCTTTTACAAGATCGGCGGCAAAGTCCGGTTCCGTGAATCCGACATCCAGGGATGGATCGAGTCGGGACTCACGGCCTCGGCCCGCCGCTGCAGGGCGCGACTTCTCGCGGCATGATCATCGCAATCGACCCAGGTAAGTCGGGCGGTTTCGCCTATGGTGTAGATTTAGCTGCACCACAGGTCTGCAACATGCCCGACACCCTGGGCGATCTCGCCACGCTCCTACGCCAATTCCCCTCCGGCGGGGTCGTCTACCTGGAAAAGGTCGGCGGCTACGCCGGAGGTCGGGGGGCTCCGGGTTCGGCCATGTTTAATTTCGGCAAGGGTGTTGGTCACCTCGAAGCGATAACATACATGCAAGGCTTCGAAATGCGGCAGGTGGCCCCGCAGAAGTGGCAAAAGGCCCTAAGCCTCGGCAACTCGAACGGCATGTCGAAGACCGAGTGGAAGAACAAGTTGAAGGAGCGCGCCCAGCAACTTTACCCCAAGGTCACGGTGACCCTGGCGACTGCGGACGCCTTACTTATTTACCATGCTGCCCATCGGGGGTTAATTTGAAGACCCTCTACGCCGCTCAAGAGGAGCACGTTAACCGATTGGTTAATGCGCTAAAAAAGCACCGGGCCGCATTGGATTCGTCGGAGACTGGCACGGGCAAGACCGTCTGTGCCATCGAGACAGCCAAGCGGCTCGGTGCTTCCATTTTTGTCGTCTGTCCGAAGATCGTCATCCCCTCGTGGGAGCGGACATGTGTTGAACAAGGTACGAGGCCCCTTGGCATCCTCAACTACGAGAAGCTGCGCACCGGCAAGACGCGCTTCGGGCACTGGAGCGGCAAACAGTTCGAGTGGAAGATTCCGAACGACTGTTTGATCGTCTGGGACGAGGTGCACAGGTGCCAGGGGATGTGGAGCCAAAACGCGAAGATGCTCATCGCGGCCAAGCCGTGGCACAACCTGTTGCTTTCCGCCTCCGCCGCCGAAGACCCGACCGAGATGCGGGCCAGCGGATTCATCCTCGGGATTCATTCACTTTCGAATTTCTACAACTGGGCCAAGGCGCACGGGTGCGTGATCAACCCGTGGGGCCAGCTTGAGTTCAAACACCGCGAGTCCTGGGCCCTGGACAAGATCAACTACGAACTCTACCCCGAGCACGGCGACCGTATGACACGGGCTCTGCTGGCCGAGCACTTCAAGGAAACACGCATCGTCACCGACCCGATTGACTTCGGGGACAGGGGGCAGATCAAAAAACTCTATGAAGAAATGGACCAAGAATTGTCCGCCCTCGAACAGCGGATGCAAAACGACAGCAAAAACAAAGCCGCGCAAAAACTCGTCGCGCAGCTCCGAGCAAGACAGGCAATCGAACTGGCGAAAGTACCAGCGACGGTTGAAATCATTGAGGACGAACTCCACGCCGGAAATTCGGTGGCCGTCTTTGTCAACTTTGCGGCTACGATTGAAGCCCTTGGGCAAAGGCTCAAAGTCCCCTACGGCAAAATCGAAGGCGACCAAAAAACCGAAGAGCGACAGTTGGTCGTGGAACGATTTTCAAGCGATGCTGATCAAGTCGTCCTCTGCAACATCGCGGCCGGAGGACTCGGAGTATCGCTTCATGACCAACGAGGCGTAAGACCGCGCACCGCACTGATCTCGCCGACCTTCAACGCCAAGGATCTTTTGCAAACGCTGGGCCGGGTCGACCGTGCCGGGTCTATGACAAACTCGGTGCAGCGGATTTTGTTCGCGGCCGGGACGGTCGAGGAGAAAGTCGAGGCCTCCGTCAAGCAGAAACTGAAAAATTTGTCCGAGCTGCACAAAGGTGACTTGACACCCACAACAGATTCCCTAGTGTTGACGCCACAAATGACACCGCCCGCCTCACAACCGGTAGTGCCGTCGGCTGAACCGGCCCACGCCAAGCACGGCCCCTCCTCCCTCAAATACAAGGAAATCTGTCCGTCTTGGCAGAACCGTGAGGGGTCCAACTGGGCCTCGGACAAGGGCGACCGCATCCATGAGGCCATGGAAAAGGACGACCCGTCCAAGTGCGCCAATGACGAGGAACGGTCGATCTACGAGTCCCTGCAGGGGTATGTCGGGCAGATCATCCGGAGGAAAACGGGCGTATGAGTGACACGCCACAAACAGATGCTCAGCTAACGAGCTTTTTGTCGATCAGCAAGCTCGGCAGGCACTTCACCAATCGCACCGGCACGGTCAGTGCCAAGTTTGCCCGCAAACTGGAGCGGAGCATCTACGAGTGTGAAGCGGAGATCAAAGATCTGACGATCCGCGCTCAAAAGGCGGAGCGGGAACGCGACCTGATGAACTCCTATTTCGAGGCCCTGAAAGTCGAAGCCAAAAAACTGCGCCGTGAATTGGGTGACGCGCAAATCGAATCCAAAAACTGGAAAACGGCATGCTTCGCTTACCGGGAGGAGGCCGCTTCTAAATGACCACCATCGTCAAAGACCTTCGCGAGATCAGGGTCAAGATCGACCTGGGTTCGGGACGCAGCACCTTCGGGACGTGTGACCGCTTTATTATTTACGCGGACGATACGGCTGACGCCATCGACTACAAGACCGGCTACGGCGCGATCGACGACGCGGAGATCAACATCCAGGGCCAGGCCTACGTCCTCGGGCTCTTCCAGAAATTTCCCCACGTCAACGAGATCACCATGTGGTTTTTGGTCCCAGCGCGGGACGAGGTTAGTACGCACACCTATACCAGGAAAGACATGTCGACCATTAGACTGCGTGTGTCGACCGTGATTGAGCGGGCGGAGGCCGGTGGGGGCTTCAACCCGCAAGCGGGAGTGTGCGATTACTGCGCCTATCAGGCGAAATGTCCCGCGCTGGCGACCAAGATTTTAACAATCGCCCAACGCTACCAGGAGGAAGGACTGCCGATTCCGGAATCTGTGCACGGCAGCGAGCAGGACGATCCTGAAAAAGTCGCAGCCCTCATGACCCTGGTCCCGATCGTCGAGTCCTGGGCCACCGGGGTCCGCAAACGCGCGACCGAGATGGCCGTCGATCAAGGTCTGGATCTCCCCGGCTTCAAGGTCATCGAACAAAGCAAACCGCGTTCGATCACCAGCGCGCTCGGGGCCTTCGAGGCCGTGCAGAGCGAGATCGAGCTGCGCGAGTTCCTGACCTGCGTGGACAAAGTTTCGTATCCAAAACTCGAAGAACTTTTTGCCCAAAAAGCCCCTCGGGGCTCGAAGGCGAAAACCCGGCTTACTTTGGAGGGTAAGCTGCGGGACCTGGGAGTCCTTCAAGACGAAGGCGTCTCCTACCAACTCCGCAAAAAGAAAACCTAAAAATCCAAACAACCAAAATATATGGCAACTGTATCGTTCAAAGAAACGGCCCCCGAGGCCGTCAACCAGGCTCCGGCGACGGAGTCCAAAATCGTGCCCGCAGGTGACAGTCACCCCGTGGCAATAACCAAGTCTGAAGCCATGACGGTGCCCGCCGCTCGCGGCATCACGGGCGAGATCACCATGCGCGACATCCAACTGCCGCGCGTCAACCTGGTCCAGAAGATCGGCGAATTGGCCGACTCGGGCCTGACACCGGGCGTCTTCATGCTCAACAAGGAAGCGATGCTTTCCGACGGTAAGACGCCGCTAAGCATCACGGTCCTGCGCCTGCACAAGCAATACCGGCAGAAACTGGAACAAGGGGACCAGTCCATGCCGCAGGTCTATGACAAGCAGGAGCAGGTCATCGCCAACGGGGGCAGCCTCAAATGGGGTGAGCCGAACTACTTCCAGGAGATCGCGCACCTCTCGCTGGCCATCGAAAAACCGGCCAACCTCAAAGAGGAGTTCGCGGCCTTCTTCTACCGCGAGCACGCAAGCAAGCAATACACGCTGGCAGTCTATACTGTCGCGTCGTCTGCCTTCACCTCGCTCGGCAAGAAGATCATCACCGCCGGTTACAACCAGTTGTCCAGCGGACTCTGGACCGGTAAATGGCAGCTCACGAGTTCCCTGACCAAGGGGGCCAAGGGCACGTGGTTTATCCCCGAGGCCAAGTTCGACGGGCTGCATTCCAAGGAGGATGCGGCGTTCTTCGAGTCCATGGTCGCCAACACTCAGTAACAATTCATGTCTGGTCGGGGTGCATGCTACGCAGGGAGATCCTGCGGGGAGGAAGTAATGCGATGGGCGCTTTGTGTGGGCGCTCACTACGCTGTGTGCCCTCTGTGAAACAAAGCTCCGGCCAGACACTCCCCTTTCATGCAAACAGCAGCCATCGACTTCGAGACCTACTACTCGAAGGACGTGGGTATCGACAGCCAGGGTGTGTGGCACTACTGCCGACACCCTGAATTCGATGCCTATTTGGTGACGATTTCCACTTCCACCGGCCAAAAATACTGTGGGAGGCCGGAAAATTTCGATTGGTCGACCATCGCCGGGGAAAACTGGCGTTGGGTGAGCCACAACCGGTCCTTCGACAAGCCGGTCTACGAGAGTATTGTCGAAAACGGCAAGGTCCCCGCCCATTTCCCGCACGTTTGGGACTGTACGGCCGATTTATGCGCCTTTTTGGGAGTGCCGCGCAACTTGAAGGGCGCATCGGAGGCTCTTTTCAAGGCTCAGGTGTCCAAAGACACCCGCAACAAGATGAAAGGCAAGCGATGGGAAGAGATGGACGAGGCTTTCCGCCGCGAAGTCGAAGAGTATGCCATCGCCGACGCCGACTACTGCCTTAGAATTTGGGAAGAACACGGTCACAAGTGGCCCGAGCATGAACAATGGCTTTCGCGCGAGACCACGCGCATGTGTGTCCAGGGTGTGCCGGTCAATAAGACGGTCGTTCGGGACCGCATCGAACACTTGAAGGTCCTTTTGTGGGAAGCGGAGCAGAAACTCCCCTGGGTCCAGGAGGACAAGAAGACCCTGTCCCCCCTCGCCCTGGCTGAGGAGTGCCGCAAGGTTGGCATCCTGCCCCCGCCGTCCCTGGCCGAGGACAGCGAGGAATGCGAAGCGTGGGAAAAAGAGTATGGCGACCGCTACCCGTGGGTTTCGGCCATGCGTCAGTTCCGCAAGTGCAACGCGCTCCTGCGGAAACTCGAAACCATGGAGGGTCGCACAAGGCCCAACGGATGGATGGGCTACGGGCTCAAGTATTTCGGGGCCACCACGGGCAGGGATTCAGGGGACGCGGGGCTCAACATGCAGAACTTGCAGCGCGCCGAGAGCTACGGGGTCAACGTACGCGGATTGATCGAAGCCCCGGAAGGTATGACACTTGTTGTCGCGGACTTGGCGCAGATCGAACCAAGGTGCCTGGCCTACCTGGCCAAGGACGCCGAGATGCTGGAGTTCATCAAAAACAGCTCCGATCTTTATGAAGCACAAGCCAGGGCCTGGGGGTTCTGGGACAAGCCCGAATCGCTGCGCACCGACACCACCGGCATCCGCCATCTGGTCAAGCAGCTCAACCTCGGCCTGGGTTATGGCATGGGCATCACGCGCTTTGGCGACGTCACCGGCTTGCCCAAGGAAGAGGCGACAAGACTCGTTCATCTCTACCGCAAAAAGAACCCGAAAGTCGGCGAGCTGTGGAAGATGTTGGAGAACAACCTGCGCGCCGAAGTCATTCGCAACTCGGACAAGTTCAGTATGGAGCTGCCAAGCGGGAGGAGTCTTTTCTACCGCAACCCCAACAACAACGAGGGTCATCTCTCGGCCGAGATCGTGCGCGGAGGCAAATTCATGCGCATGAAATGGTGGGGTGGAAGTTTGGTAGAGAACTTAGTTCAGGCCATGGCACGAGATGTTTTTATGGAATGCGTGCGCAAGATCCGCGAGGCAGGTCTGAATGTCATCATGCGCGTGCACGACGAAGTCGTCGTTTGCGTCTACGAGGACCAGGCCGAGCAGGCCAAAGAATTTATTCTGGACGTCATGTCGACGCCGCCGGAATGGGCCCAGACGCTGCCGCTGGCGGCCGAGGCCAAGACAACCAAGAAATACGAAAAATGAACGCTGAAATACTGACCTATAAAAAATCCGACCTACTGACTGTCTCTGACATAGCTGACCAGCTCGGTTTAACCACCCCGCTGGGCCGCAAATCATTCGAAGTGTTCTGCGAATGCGCGGTGCTGCTGGACCAGAAGAACCGGGACTACGGTCCGGGGAACATCAGTGCCTTTGGAGAGAAGGGTGTCATCGTGAGGCTCAACGACAAAGTCGAACGGCTCAAAACCTTGGTCTGGGGTGACCAACACCCGGAACACGAAAAGGTGAGTGACACGTGGCTGGACATCGCCAATTACGGCGTGATCGGGCTCCTGTGTCATAGAGGAGACTGGAAATGAAACCGGGCGACGAAAACGATCTTTGGGACCTGGTGGCCTTTGTCATCATCATTCTCGGACTGGCGACCGTGTTCGCCTTCGCCGGGCAGAAGATCGACGAAATCCGCCAGGAGTATCTCCCCGCGCTCCAGGAGGCCGGGCAATGAGATTTGACACCGACGATTGGGTTGGCAACGACGGGGTTTCGGAAGACTGGGGCGGTATGACACCGTTCCTGGCCGAGTACGATTTCCAAGGCGAGCGACACATCATCACGGTGTGGGAGCGGTGCTGGGCCGACGCCCATCGCCACGCAAACGAACACGGCATGCGCATCGTCGGCCACATCAGCGCGCACATCCGACTTAAACCTCATGTTGAATAACAAGTCCATCCAAGTCTTCGAGAAGCTCAGCGGCTGGCGTGAGAAGTCCAACTACGAGCATGACACTGGCGGCTACGTCACGATCGAGGAGGACATCATAACCGGAGAAGCGAACGCGTTTCTCTGGACCATGAGCGACGAGGACAGCCACGTAAACCATCTGCAATACCTGCACCTGGGTGACCACGTGTTTGTGAAGCCATGAGTGAGCCCGACGAAATGATCACTTGGGCAACCAGCGCTGGAACCGGGACCCAATCCATTGGGTACAGCCACTCGTATGGGTCCAACGTATCCTCACCAACCTGGACGACAACCACTAGCCCATGGGCGGCGTCGACCGACCCGCAAATGGTCAAGGCGTGGATGAGCGCGGTCATCGAGCGCCTCGAACACCTGCAACAGCGGATCAGGGAACTGGAGGGCGAACACCGTGGTTGAACAAGTTCTCAAGACCCTGGGCGGCTGGGAGCCGCTGGATGACTACATCAACCGCACCAAGTGCCTGGTGCTGCGCTGCGTCCATGAAGAGGACGGCGTGGTCGCCTTTTTGGAACACGACCCCTGGATTTCGAACCTACCCACCTCCGTCATCGACGGAAAAACCTACATACCCACACAACCATGAAATCTTTTTACCTCCCCAATATGTCCGCTTCGGACACGAAACCCCTGCCCGTCAATCCCTGGGAAGTGACGAGCGACCCCTACCCCGTCTCGACCAAGGATGATTACGAGAAGTGGATCAAGGACAAGGACACCGACCATTGTTTCTACACCGCGTTCGAGGGACTCAATCCGCACCGCCGCATCAGCCTGGAGAACCCCGCGCGCTGGATGCACGGGCTGGTCGCCGACTATGACGCCAAGCTGCCCGCCAACTTCGACCTGGGTGAACTGATCGAACGCTGCAACCCCGATGCTCTCCCTATAGCGATCAGCAAGACCTTCAGCGGCAACGCCCGCATCGTCTGGGAGTTCGACCGGCCGATCGCCGTGGACTGCCCGGAGATGACCAAGGCGGTCATGAAGGAGATGGCCCGCAAGTTCAAGCTGGGCAAGATCCTGCCGGGCATCGACGAGTGCACTTTCCGCACCAATCAGTTCTACGAGATCGGCTATGACTGGCAGCTCGTGCCGGGTTCCACGGCAGTGCGCGAAGATGTTCTCGGAGACCTTTTGGTGGAAGCAGGCAACAAGGTCAACTGGAACAAGGTCGGTGAAACCGACACCGAGATCCCGATCGAGAAGATCGCGGCCGAGGTGGAGGCGCGCTGGCCGGGCCGGTGGCCGGGGGAATTCAAACTGGGGGCCAGGGGGCCCACGTTCTGGCTCGATGACGGCGTGGACCGCGTGGGCTGTCAGGTGGGCGACCACGGCATGGTCTGCTACACCGACCGCGCGGGCAAAGCGTTTGTCACCTGGGGCGAACTACTGGGCAATTCCTTCGTCGAGAAATTCCGCGAGGAAGTGATCGGCCGCGCCGTGATGGATTTCTACTACGACGGTCGCGCCTACTGGCGCAAGAACGGGACCAACCGGTGGTATGACTTCAAGGTCGAGGACGTCAGCCGCAAACTGCGGGTCAACGGGATCAAGACCGACTCCAAGAAAGGCGCATCCCAACTCGACCGCGTGGTCGACGCCATCCAGACCCACCAGCGGGTCGACGCCGCCGTGCCGATCCTCTTCACCGAGGAGGAGATCGTCGACATCGGCAACGACCGTTTCCTCAACACCAATTTCCGGAAACCCGTGGAACCGGCCGACGACGGCTCGGAGATCCTGTGGCCCTACATCAAGAGCTGGCTTTGGCCAGTCTTCGGAGACGAACAGCTCCCCTACTTCCTGGCCTGGTTCAGCAGATTCTACGCCGGGGCGATCGCGAGCGAACCGACCCAGGGCCAGGTGGTCGTGGTGGCCGGAGGCCCGAGCCAAGGCAAGACGCTGCTTAACTGGCGGGTGGTCGGGGCGGCCCTGGGAGGCTTCGCCGATGCCACACCCTACCTGCAGGGGAAAACCTCCTTTAACAAGACAGCGGCCGAGCACCCGGTGTGGAGTCTGGACGACCCGACCGGACAGATCGACTACGACAAACACAAGATGTTCGGCGAGGCGATCAAGGCCCACGTGGCCAATCCACGGGTGAGCTACCACCCCAAGCACAAGGACTCGATCGAGATCCCCTGGTACGGGCGGCTCTTCATGACCTGCAACACCGACCCGCAATCGCTGTCCGTGCTGCCCCCGATGGACAATGCGGTGGCCGACAAGATCATGCTCTTCAAGTTCACCGACTACCAACATCCCTTCGGCAAGAACGCAGAAGTTGAAGAAACCATTGCGGGGGAACTCCCGCACTTTTTGCGGTGGTTGCTGGATTATTCTCCGCCCGCCCATGTCGTCTGGGATGACAACAAGCGTTTCGGGGTCAAACCCTACCACCACCCGGAGATGCTCCATACCGCTGTCGAGGACAACCCGGCGACCAAGCTGATCGAAGTGATCGACCGCTGGGCCACCTCGATGCGGCGCGACAGTAAGGGCGTGGCCGAATGGAAGGGCACGGCGACCGACCTTTACACGAGCCTCATGGGCTTGGACGAAGGGAATCTAAGGCCACTGCTCAACCGCTACACGGCGGTTAGGCTCGGCCGCGAACTGCGAACCCTGGCCCAACGGGGCGGGACCCGCGTCCTCAAGTGCAGCAAGAAGGCCAACGTGAGCCGCTACACGATTTCCGTGGAAGACAAGGAGAGCTGGTAGATTTTAGCCGGGGGCTAGGGACCGAAAGTTGTTTAACAGGCTCCCTGGGGAGGTAGCCCGCGCCAACCAGTCCTCTAGCCCCCGGTAATCTTGTTAGGCCACAAGCGAGGCCAGGAACTTCAGGAAACGGCGGAGCCGGAAGGGGGATGGCATAGCCGCCCTCGGGTTGCGTCGCTCGAAGTATCCAATGCTGCCGTAGGGACCAATGACGATCCCGTTATCTGGTAAACGATTCATTTAATATCACCTCCTCTCGGATTGAGGTGACTAAGATAGCAGGAAGGGGACCAGGGGTCCAGGGGAAGAAGCTCAATAACCACGCAGGAAATATCTCTCCCCCGCCCGCTAAAATGAGTAATGGTTCTCGATGATGCCGTATAGGGGTGGGCTTTTTTCGGGGGTGGGGAGGATTTTTGACTACCCCACCCCAGTTAAGTGTTTGGTTTGGAATGGTTTAACCCCTGTGGGGTGGGGAGGGTGGGGTAGGGTGGGGTGGTTTTGAAAGTTTTTCCGCCGCGCGGCGTTTGGCGGCCACGGGGGGACCGGCCGCCGCCCTTTATTATAATTTTATCTCTAAAAAAGTTTAGAACCCCACCCCACCCCACCCCATCGGGGTTAAGTGCCTTGCGGCCAAGGGTTTTCCGCGAAAATGGATCCCCACCCCACCCCAAAAAAGCCCACCCTCTTCTCTGTAGAGCTGGGGTGGGCTTTTCCAAAACCCGAAAAAAAGCCCACCCCAATAAACAGAACTCATATTCATATATCTTATTCTACTGTAGACCCCTGAACCCCTGGTCCAAGGCTATTTGCTACAAGGAAATTGTCGATCTTGGATAGTTTCCGCTCCACTTGTTGTAAACCATATACTTTTGTATCCAGGGTCCTACGGTTTGTAGTACTAGAGGTTCACCTATTCGATTTGACTGAATAGTTGGACCGGGGGGCCAGGGGTTCAATATACCCGCTCAGGATCTTTCCTGGGCACCTACAGAGAGGCCCTGTCGTGCCTATACCCGCTCGGGAACCCCAGGTCGAAAATCCCAAAAATTTTTTCTCAGAGGGGGTATATAGGTAGCACGGCAGCGCGGACGCCCGCCCCCACCCCCACCCGCGTGGTGGGCCTTCGGCCCACGGCGCACGCGCACAAGCGCACGTGCTTGCCCCTGGCCCCCTGTGCCCCTGTTCATCCACAGCCCCGCGCGTGGCGCGCTGCGTAGCGCGCACGGTCTTCGCGCGCATTATGCGCAGGAAAGACGAGGGCTTGGGTTTCGGTAGCTAGGGCAGCTTCGGCGATGTCGGAGCGGCTCTCCTCGGAGGGCGACAACTTTCAGAGTCACTCTGCTGGACGGACACTCTGGGTTTGATCCTTAACATTCCAACCAATGCTTCTGACGAAAGCGTCTGGCCAACCGAGTGGGTGGGTGACGTGACTTGTCAGCGACAGAAAAAGCGGAGGTGTAATCGGCGGTCAGGTGACCAAAGGGCAAAGGCACGTAAGTGCCTCGCCGCGAAAGAATCGCCATGCGGTCGGTGGGCTACATCCCAACAGAGTTGGGTGAGCTTCGTCCATCAATAGGGTGCATGGGTTCCGGTTCCGTAGCGTGTTCAATAGCGAGGATGTGCTGGCAGCCGGAGCAAGATGTCTCCTTCCGTGCCGGAAAAACGGATGAAAGTTATGCGGTAGCAATCCATGCGGGCCATATGCCAACCCGAGCCGACACACCGACGCATGACCTACACCAAGACGCACACCGCGTCACCTAACACTCAACCCTGATCCAACTGCGGTGCAGTTGGTTCAGTTCGGGACATTCATCGAGTGTCTCGAACTCGAATCAATAACCAATCAGAGAAACTAAATCATATGAACAGCATCATTCCTGTCACAGAAAATCGCATCACCAACGTCACCATCGACAATGTCGGTGGCTTCTCGGCCTCCTTGCTTCGCAAGTCCTTGGTCGCGGCCAACCCCGGCATGTCCAAGAAGGAGATCCGCGAAGCGGTCAACGCCCGCTTGAAAGGCGAGCAAGCCGTGGCCCTCGCCAACACGAACGAGGCCGTGCGCCGTGGCTACACGTTCCTCAAGCAGACCATCAGCAAGTCTGGCCGTATGCACATCACCCTCACGCCTCCCTCGAAGGCACGTGATCGCAAGGTCGCGCTCTCGACCCTCTCGGTCGAAGAGATTGAAGCGGAGCTTCTCCGCCGTCGCGGCGTGGCCGTGGCCTAATCCGGTCGCAGCTATACACTCGGCGCTCCCTTCGGGGAGCGTCGCAGTATGGCAGCACACACTGGGAACCAATGCAAAAGCCGCAGACCTATCTGCGGGAACACCCGTCACGTAGCCGATCAGGCTTTCCTCCGGAAATATGACCGCTGGCACGACCGGAACTGGTCTTACAATCCCGACCTCGATACCCGGCGACTCGCCCGCGAGGCCTCTAAAAAGGACTCTGTTGAGTCCTAAACCCCATGGCACGTCTCTGTCCGTTGTCAGCTATCCCCTGTTTCCCTGACAACTTCGGCCTCGAATTCGGTATCCACGACATCATTATCAATCCGCGTCACAACCGCACCGGCCGTTTGATGCATGAATCCCACGTTGATGACGGACGTCGATCCTTTCTCCTCGTCCAGTCCAACCGCTTTCCTCGCCATGTTGTCGGCGATCTGCGCGTCCTTCCATGATCGGGGCGTTGGAAGACGCGCGCTTTTCAGCGCCTTGTGCGCCATCTCATAGACCACTGCTCTGTGGGCCGCACCCTTCTCCTTCCAGTTTTCTTCTAGGACTTTAGCCAGCACTTCAACTTCTTTAGGCGCAGGCTCTTGCGCCAATGCTTCCCTCTTAATTTTATACCACCCAGCCTTTCCGATCTTGGTATAGATGGTATTTTCAGGAATTCCAAAGCGGCTCGACATCTCACGCGGGGTCATCCCGCTCAGATAGCACGCCTTGATCGTCTCCCATCTTTCCTTGGGTATGTTCGTTCTTATCTTGCCCACAGGTGACCATCACCTATACCTGATCCCCTGTTCCCCTGCAACATCAATCCCTATTTCCCTAAACATCAACCCTAAATCAACCAACATCATGCAAGACATCATCGTCGGTAAATACACCATCCTCTCCTACGAAGCCGCGCGCTACGACTACGAGAACTACCTGCTCACCTTCAGCGGGCTGCTCGGCTGGACGCTCTCGGCCGCCGAGGCCCCGAACGAACTCTCCCTCCAGCTCACCGACGCGGAGGCCAAGGAACTCCTGCGCACGTGGGAGCTGGCCAAGCAAAGCGAGGCCGACATGGCCAAGCACGCCGAAGAGCCCGAATACGACCCCGAGGTCGAGGACTTCCTGCTCGGTCATCCCTGAGTCATGAAAACCCGCATCCTCCTGCACCTGCGCTGCATCTTCTGGCGACCGGCGCACCTCTGGTTCCACGTCGCCGGGATTCTGCGCGAGTTCCATCTCCATTCATGAAACAACAACACCGCCACACCAAAGCCGCCGTCTCCGACGAGCGCGACCGCCCGCAAAAGAAACGCGGCGGCAAGGCCAAGCCCTACAAGATCGCCAGTATCAGCCGGTGGTCGAGTAAAGAGTTCACCATCGGCCGCTACGAAACATTCGAGCGTGCCGAGCAGGCCCTCGTTTCCCTGCGCAAGAGCTGGCCCGACTGCGTTTTGGTCAGCCCCTAGTCCCCTGTTCCCCTGCGCCGCGAATCCCTTGGTCCACTGAGCCAGGGATTCGCAAACCCTTTCCGCCGACCCTCTGTCGGCACCAACACAACAACACCAACACAAGGAGACAACACACCATGCCACTGCATGCAATCCTCATCGCCGAGAATGGCGAGATCGACGCGGCCATCGAGTCCATGATGGCCCGCAAACCGCAACTGAGCGCCGACGACATCATCGACGCCATCGCCTGCCAACCCGTGGAATGAAGACTCCAAATTCACCGACCACGATGGCCTTCATCTCGACGCCGCCGGTCACGCGCCTGCGCATCGAGCAAGTCCAACCCCGGCCGCCGCGCAAGACCGAGTTCGTCTGGCGTCCCGGCCACAAGCACATGGTCCGTGTGCCCTGCGTATCCCATGCGTAGGCTCGTCGCGATCATGGTCTGGCTGGCCTGTCTGGTCGGCCACAATCCCCTGGGCCACTGGCTCTATGAGACCAGCGGCGCACTCGAACTCTGGCTCGATGAACGGGCCTAGAGTCTTTTTGCTTGCGGTGACAACCACCCCAAGCAGATAACCACAAACACAACACCGGGTGACAACACCCATTAGACAAAAGCACATCATGAAAACACCGCATCGTCGTGGCGTCTCGCGCCACTATTCCATCACACCGGCCATCACACCGAAACACTTCCAGTGGGGCCGTGTCATAGCCGAGCAACGCGCGCAACGCACCAGCCTGCCGTGGAAAATGTCCGTCGGCCGCTATCTGGCTCTCGGGGCCACCCTCAACGAAGCCACCGCCGATCTCTTCGCCAAGGTCGTGTGTGGTAATCCGCTGGCCTAACACCATGGGAGGATCACTCAACCACCGGCTCTTCGCCGATCACCTCGGCAAAGATGTCATCGTCAAAATATGGGACGATCTGTGCGAGCAGTCCCGCCACGACCACGGCCATTCCTACTCCGGGGATATCGGCATGTTGCGCGGAAAAATCGAGTGGCATGACGCGTCGCTGTCCTCACGCAGTGAGGCCAGTGACTTTATCTCCGATAACCACAAAGAAAAATGGAACCCGCCGGTCGCCGTCTCGTTCAACGAAGAGGGCGTGAAGTTCTGGCTCATCGGAGGCTGGTGCCGCTCATGAACATCAACGACGCCATCAAAATGCTGCGCGACGCCAAGAAAGAAGGCGTGAAGGACATCGTCCTCGCCTACTGGACGGCCGACATGTTCGACCAGAAAGAGGGCGACGCCTGGGCGGAGATCTCCGGCATCATCGAAGACGACATGGACTGGTCTATGGCCCACGACCAGATGTCCCAAATCGCCGACCTCGCAGACGTATGAACCTCCACAACCAACTCCTCATCGCCGCGCTGGCCCTGTTTGCCTTCATGCAACTGGTCGACCGGCTCATCCCGACACCATGAACCTTATCACCAACAACAACGACATTCATGTCTACGTCGACGACACGCAAGAGGTCGTCGTGACCGACGAACTCATCTTCGACCCCGACCACCGCACGATCGGTCGCGGGACATACAACCCCGCCGAGGTCGAAGCTCCGTGGCACATCAAGTTCTACGACCTCAACTGGGCGAGGACTTACAAAACTCCCGAGGAAATCTCCGAGGATTACCTTCGGGTCTACCCTCGTCGCTGACTAATGAACCCCTGCACCCCTGGTCCGTGGCACGTGGACCTCAATCAACCCTGTCCCGAGTGTTTCCGCGAGGAGGACGGCAAGTGGTTCTATCCCTGTCCGTCTGACGACTGCGTCCTTCACGACGCACGTCTCATCGCCGCTGCACCCGACCTGCTCGAAGCCCTGCGCTACCTGCTCGCCGACCATCAACGGATGTTCACCGAGGCGCATCCCGATTCAACGATCGCTTGGCGGGATTGCGAGGAAGTCAAGGGGGCCAAAGCCGCCATCAAGAAAGCCACACAACCATGAAAACACAACACACATCCGACGCAGCCATCAGTCAAGCCGCGCAACTTCTGGAACAAGATTGGCAAGCAGCCGTCAACCTGATGGCCGCATCACAAGACCTCTACTGGGCCGCCCGCTGCGCCTTGGCCGATCTCGAAGGCATCATGCCCGAGTTCGAGCCGAGCGGAGACCGCGAGCATCCGGCATGGCAGACCATCAAGGAACTCAAAGCCGCCATCAAGAAAGCCACACAACCATGAACACCATGATCACTTACACCCCTGGTCCCTGGCACGTGGACGACGAGTCCATGACCGCCACCGTCCGCGATAGCAAAGGCAAAGCCGTGGCCCGCTGTTACCAAGGCGACGACGACGCCCGAGCCATCGCCCGACTGCCCGACATACTGGAGTCGATACAACGTGAGCTGAACGCGCCATATCGCATCGTTGGCACCGAACGCCCTTGGCTTATGGCCAACGGAAAGTTCTGCGCCTACGTCGACGCAATCCCCGACGTGATCGAATGCCTGCGCTTGCTCCACGAAGTCGCCTCCGATCTGGGCGGTGAATCCGAGTGGATGGATGGCCGCATTTACCGGGCCAAATACGCCCTCAAAAGAGCCCTCAGCAATCCATGAACCCCGAAACCGAAGCCCTCTACCGCGCCCTGCACGAACTCGCCTACCTGGTCGACGAGAACGTGCCGGTCGCCCAGCAGGGCCGCCAACTCAACAGCGCCCTGGCCTACGCCTTCGAGCTGCTCGAAGAGATCTGCGTGCCGGGCACACCGAAGACCCCGCTCATCAAGAAATGGGCCCGTGACAACGGCAAGGAATACCACGACGCCTCGCTGCTCTTCGACGAGTTCCTCGCCGGTGACCCGGAGCACTTGGAGAACATGCGCAAGATCACCCAAATCCTGAACCAATGAACACACCCCTGATCATCCAAACCGCCGCCCACTTCAACGCCACCCATGACTACGACATGAACGCCGCGCTCGAACTATCATCGCTTGTGCTGCGCCATGCCCACCAAGTGCAACTGGCCCGCAAAGAAGCGGCCGATCCGCAACTCTCCTTACCCTTACTCGACACACCATGAATCCACAATACGGCACACTAGTAGTCACCATCGGGGGCGAGCCTGCCCACGAAGGCATCCCCTGCATCCCTGCAACAACAACCCTGACCATTGACCCGCATGAGGTCCACATCTCCAGGCCCGGATGTCCGGGGATTTCCTGGGAGAAAGAAGTCCTCGAACGCGTGGTCATTTCGTTCACCGACATCCACGAATTCGACGACGTGAGTCTCGACGACCTCCGTCCCTGCAGCAGTTCACCCATCCACTAATGAAAACATACACCATCCGTTACGACGTCACCACCCAAGGCATCGCCGAAGTCCAAGCCGACTCGGAGGAAGCCGCCAAGGAAGCATTCCACGACCAATTCAACGACGGGGATTACTACATCCTGGCCGTCGACGAAGTCGCCGACATCAACCCATGAAAAAATACATCGTCATCTACGTCAACGGGAACAGCGAAGAATCCCTCGACGAAGAGTTCCACACCAAACAACAGGCCTTGGCCTACGTCAATCGTCGCAACGCCGACGACCCCGACGACGAGTTCACCGAGGACACCTACTGGGAATACCACATCTACGAGCGGGTCTCCTCCTTCCGCACCGACGTCAAAGTCAAAGCCGAGATCACCCACACCGAGATATGAAACTCCAAGTCTACGAACGCAACGTCTACGGACGCAGCACCATCTATCCCACGGGCGAGGAGGCCCCCATCCTCCAAGCCCTGACCGGACGCAAGACCCTGACCACAGCGGATCTCTGCCACCTCAACAACCTCGGGCATGAGATCGACTTCGTCATGGACCCCGAGTCCGCCATGGCCCGCCATGCGGCCCACACCTTAACCCGATGAAACTCTACGACACATTGTCCGACGAGATCGTGGACCTCACAGTCCCCGAGATTCTCGAAGAGATCAACCGCGACCGCACCGAGGACTGGCGTGCCTACACCAAGCACGACTGGCGCGACGGCCTGCAGTTCACCTACTACGAGCTGCTCTCCGATGCGGTCTCCCACACCTTAACCCGATGAACACCCGACTCACCGACCTGCATACCATCTCCACCCACATCGTCTTGAACGCCGATTACGTGGAGGAACAAAGCACCGACAAATACACCGTGCTGCACGTGGAACCCTGGCTCTATGCCAAGTTCCTCGCGCTGCTCGAATCCATGACACAATGAGCTACGAATTCCACACCGAAGAATACAAGGGCTGCACGATCCGCATCGTCCAAGACGAGCACCGTGAAGATCCCCGCAAGGATCACGATCACATCGGGGACCTCACTCCCTATGACGACCGTGCGTATGAAAACCAGCCGCAAGGATTTAGACACTGGGACAGTGAGAAAGAGCGAACCGCTTTAATGTGGAAGCTCTCCGAGCGGCAACGCAAGATCCGCGAAGCCTTGGTCGGCAAACCCTTTACCGAACCCGGCACGTTTGTCTGCGACATCGACGGCGTTCCCGATCCTGACTTGGCTTTGCCCGAGCCTACATTCGACGAGTTGATCGAGATGGCCCTGATCGACCACGTCATCATCCCCTACAAATGGGACCGAGGCAGCTACAGCAAGAGCTTCTATGAAAGCGACGACTGGAACGAATGTTCTGGCTACGCTCACATGGCTCTCGACACCGCCCTCCAGAACTGGACCGGCACCGACAACGAGATCCGCGCGGCTGCCGAGGCCTGCCTGCGCGCCGAGCTGGAGGAGCTAAACAACTGGGCCCAAGGCAACGTAGCCGGATGGATCGCCGAGACTCCCGAAGGCGAGACCATCGCCTCAGTCTGGGGCTACTACCCCGACGAGTATCCCAAGGAATGGGACTACCCGATCAGCGAAGCCCGCAACGCCATCGACCACTGGCTGGCCGAACAACACGAACTCGAAACCCACCTCTGCATGAACATTTAGTGCATGAGGTGACCACCACCTATTTATGGAAAAACTTTACACCAACATCTGTCGCTGGATCGGACTGCGCCTCTTCACCCTGGGCGCGCAGCTCTCCGGTTTCAACGTCTTCACCTTCTACCAACCCGAGGGCGATCCGTATGTGCGCGCCATCCACGTGGCCGCCGACCCCGCCCATCTCAACTCCTCCATGAGGACCTATGTCGAGGAACTCGACCGGTCCTACGAACTATGAAACTTAAATTCACCAACGAGAAAGCCGTCGAGGCTTGGTTCGACCGCGTGCCCAAGTGCGGCCCGACTGACCCGAGCCTCGATGTCTCCGGCTCCAACCTCATGGCCTATGGATACACCCTGTATTCCTACGGCACGCACTTCCCCATGGTCCGCTGGTTCCCTGAACAGAAGGTCTTTCTGACCAACTGTTATGGGCGGGTTTCCTCCAGCACCAACAGGCACCAGTCGTATGTGCGACGACACGCTCCGGATAGCCGTATCGAGGTCGGCGGCATGATCAAGACCAACCCTATCTCCGAGCCGACAAAGTTCCTTGATTATTGGAACGGCTGCGCACGCGTCGCTCTGGATAACGCACACAGGGCTAGAAAATTTACGCAGATGTATATCGAGCAAGCTGAGCGATTATTCCACGACCGCAACCGTTTCATCCAAGCCTTCAAACTCGACGCCCCCGAACTCCCCGAGGACGTCACCGCCGCCTTGGTAGCCCTCAAATTAGCAGCATGAAAAAGAAACCCAACATCGCCAAAGCTGTCGAGCAAGCCCTGCTCGGTTTGCCCGACAAGATCACAGTCTACATCCCCTGGGACCCTGAACTCGAAGAACCGGGTCTCTGGGAAGATTGGCCCGGTGAACTGGTCAACCAGTTCCCCTGTGCTTTTGCAACCGAGGAAGAGTGCGAGAAAGAGATCGCCTCCTTCGCCATCGACACCTTTGAAGCCGTAGTCCGTGGCGACATGTCTCTGCCTTCGAGCATCGACTACCCGCGCGAATACCTCCTGCACCGGAATGGTCGGATGATCCACACCGGTCACTCCCTCGACACAACCATGTTCGATCTGGTCTCCGATCGCGAGAACAGCACCGAACAATTCACCAAGAAAACTTTCAACCGCGAGTTCGCGCAATACTACGCCGAACTCGTGGCCGAACAACGCAAAGGCAAATGACCACCCTCCCCTACAACGGAAAGATCCACCTGATCACCGGTCCCCTGGCCCGCCTGACCAAGCTCCACGGCGTCGAGCCGGTGCGGGAGGCCCTTCACTATCATCAAATGACGCCCTCTTTTCACAATGCGGCGCTCATCGAGCAACGCATCGAAGAAACCCAAACCCAACAACCCACATAACCATTATGCACGTAGGAATAACTCGGGAGCTTCTCAATAAAGTCTCCCACCGC